ATCTCATAATACTGCCGTGCAACGTAGATTGTTTTTTGCCCATCCTTAGCGATCAGACCGACAATCAGATAGTTGCCAGCCGCCATAAAGAACCAAGGGTTGCTCTTGTAAGTCTCGCCCTTCATCCAGTTCTTCATCCTGTTCACTGCTTTTTCAATGTCCTTGTCGGGGCAGTCCGGGTTGTTGTACGCAAAGAAATCTTCAGGAAATTTAAGCTTTTTCACTTTCTAAATCCCTCTCTCGTTCTCATAATTCGTTTGAAAACTTCATGTAGTTTTTCGCCTTTACGATATACAGGTCGATTGTGCTTCTGCTTGATGCAACTGCACTGCATTTCGGACTGTTTAACAGCATTTGCAAAATGTTCAGCTGATGCAGCACATTGGTTCATCGCTTCTGTTAACGCTTCAAATCCATCCATATTTAGTTCTCCTTACGCATACCATTTTGGTGCTTCGTTAAAGATTTCCACACCTTCTGTAAAGCCAAGCCTATCTAAAGTTTCGCACATGATGCCGTCCATCATGCTATGAACAATTTCCTCGTCATCGCCGTACTTTTGGTACGCTTCCCGCATTGCTGCCGTAAACGCTGCAATCATATCTTGCGTAATAACGATATTGCTTTCCATAAGCCCTCCTACACCATCGGGAACGCCATCCAATGCGTCACAGTCACGTCTTTTGGCAGTCTCTCGCCTATCTCATCCCAGAACTGACCGTCTGCGTAACAGCCAAGAAAGTACGCTGTCGGCGAGATTCCTTGCAACATTTTTCCATCTTTATCACGCCACGTTGTCTTAGTTGCAAGCAACAAAGGTTGTGTTCGCTCTTTCGGCGGTTCGCTTGCCGGATGCCAAAGCGTGCTATTCATAACTTGTTCTCCATCAAAGAACCACAGTTCGGGCAGTAGTTCCAACGTGTATGATGATTTCTCGTGTGGCATCTGCTACACTCGAATCTTGTGAACGTATCGTCCTGTGCAATCCATTCAGCGGTACGCTCTAAAGCTGTTGGGGCATCTTCCACAACTTCAATGGCATCGCCAATACCGCAAGCACTGCATCTAACTCCATTGTAGTTCTCGCAGCCATCGCAATATGCTTTCTCGATTCTTTCAATAAGTGTGTTTCGTTCAAGGTATTCCGGATAATTAGCCATTGTCCTTTACCTCGATTGTTGGCGCATTTTCAATAGCCGTTATTACGTCTCCGAGCACATCGAACATCAAGGCATTGAATGTGTAATCAGCTTCATCCACGCTTACATACTCCATCTGCCTATCAGAAAAATAAAGTTTAAGTGCATTTGCATCAATCGGTCTGACTTCCATCGTACTTTCTCCCTTCAATCTCCGTCCCATACACCGTCAGGCCGCATCTTTGCAAACGCAAGCAGACCATACAAGGCGCGTTTGGCGTTGCCCTCTGTGGCGTTCCAGTAGTCGCTATCGTCTACATCGTCACCTAGTGCAGAAATAGCCTTTTCAAGCATCGGAATGCTTTCTGCGCCTGTTTTGCCATAGATTGAGCGAATTCCGTTTTTGCCGAACACATCATCACGGCAATAGAACTTTCCATAATTCCATGTGACGTTGCTCCACAGTTCTTTTGTACCGCCAATAGCTCTCGTGCCGCCCGCTATAAAATGTGCGCTATCCGCTTTAAGCGTTTCATGCGTTACAGGGTCGCAAAGTAAAATATCATAGCTCATTTTTACACTCCCGCTTTGTACATCGCATACAAGAACCCAAAACCAATCGAAAAAATGATGATGTGGAGAACTGCATCTGCGAGAATCTTTTGCTTTTCACCGGAAATTTCTCGCAAAAAGCCATTCCATATAATAATGTTCTCAACAAGAAACACCATTCCGCATACAATCGTTCCTACCATGAAAGATACTAAAACCACTATCATCCCGTCTATGATGTTACCCATTTTCCCTTTTCTCCCATTCTTTGCAGCCACGTTCATCCCACACGAAGTTTGCAACGTGTTCTGACTGGTCGTTCACACACACGCCCTCCGGCTCTTCGTACCATTTGCAAGAGTCACAGAACGGCTCGGATTCGTTCTTGCAGGATTCTGCTGTGCATCGGATAGCCTTACCAGCCGAGAACTGCTTGATGCCCATGCAAGAGCAATGTTCGGTGGTACAGTAAATCATTCTTGCTTCCTCCAACCGATAAACTCACACAAACCGATTGTCTGCGGGTCGCATTTATGCGTGTATTTTACGCTCGGCAAATTAAACCCTTTTAAGTTATTGCAAACGGTTTCAAAGCTAAAAAGTTCGTCAAACGCATTGTCAGGAATTTTCGCATCTTCGGTGTTGTAGATAACCATGCCGCATTGTTTGCAACGCCAAACTGAACATCTTTTCATTCTTCCGCTTCCCATCCTATTAGCTCACAAACGCCAATGCTGTTATTCTGGCAGTGGTGAATCCAAAAGCTTTCAAACGCAAACAGCGTAATGCTTTCTGCTGACAAAACACGCTTAAGTTGTCCAGTTTTAAGTATTTCAATGTCTTTTGCAATGATTTCTTCACCGCACCGCTTGCATCGGTAGATTCTGTAATCTTTCATCTTCTCTGCCCTCTCTTTCCCCTTCTGTTGGCATTGAACCGCCCGATCACTCGCTTATACTCCTCATAGCACTCCGGGCAAAGGTCGCCTGTGTCCCTGCGCCACGCCCAGTCTTTGAAGTATTCGTCAGGGTTTATCATCCTGCCGCCCTGTACCGCTCCGCAGCGGTCGCATACTCGCTTGTGGTAGATTCCTCTGTCAGTCTGCATCGTCTTTTACCTCTTTGTACTCTACGTCAATCCCCTTCGGCAAAGCTGTCTGGTACTTCTGTGCGAGCTGTTCTGCGCTCTGGGCATCGCCCAACGGCTGTTCAGGCGGCGCAACGGTGACTTCCACGTTGTCACGCATACCAAAGTAGTTCTTGGCTCGGAAAATCCACTCTGCCGGATTCTCCTGACCGTACATACCGTTGTATGCCCACATGGACTGCATTTGCAGAATTAGCTTCAGGATGTACTTCTGCTGCAAACTGTCGTCACGGCGCTTGCCTGTCATAATCTGTCTCAGGCTAGGCCATTCGATGCCCAACACCAGCGCAATCCATTCCACCACAGGGGAGATTCTGGCTTCGATGCAAGCGTCAAAGAAGAAGTCAAGTCGCTGCTGCACTTCGATCGGGTTGTTCATGTCCACGCTCGGAAGGTCGCCAAAATACTTTGCCGCAATCATGCCAACAACTTTCTTGTCCTCTTCATCGCCGATTCTTGATTGCAAATCCCCTGTGTTCATCATCTTGGACCTCGTGATTGCTAACTCCTGCTGTTCTTTCACCTTTTTACTCACCTGTGATCGGATAGATTTCCGCGCGTTAAGCATCTTTTGTTTCTTCTTCTCACGCTCTTTTTCACGTTTCGCAGCGGCTTGTTCTTTCGCCTTTTGCGCTCGCTTCTCACGCTTTTTCTTTTCAGCTTCGGTCAGCGGCGGTCTGCCACGACCACGCTTCGGGGGTGTTGCCATGTATTAGACCTCCTTTGGTGGTTCAGGAAGTGGCATCCAATGGGTGACGGCGTATGGAATTTTACTCCCGACTTCTGCCCAATTTTTGTAAAAGTCCATAAAGCCAAAAATCGTATCGCCGTTATCGCAAAATGCAAGAACTGGATTATGGTGTTTTGGTTGCCTATCCTTGACGCTAATCCATTTGTCAGGAAAACCGTTCTTGCTATAAGAAACCGTTTCAAAATAGTGCGTAGCCATTCCAAGTTCTTGCTCAATATCGCTACGGATGCTCTTGTCATCCTCGTCCGTTTCGGTTTCAAGAACAAGGTAAATCCGCTTTTTCACACTCTCACCTCTTCATCTTTGTTTCGATTTTATCCAGCTCAGTTGCAATCCACCAGACAGAACAGCAGTTGTCCAGCTTCCGCCACCAAGCGCACTTTTCTTTTTCGCATACGCACCGCCCAAGCGGATTGCTGGTTAGCTTCATCGGGCAGTAAAGTTCGTTGTCCATCATTTCCACCCCATCATAACAGCCGTACAAACGGATAGACACACGTTGACGAACAGCCAGACGAGCATTGCCTGCCGTTCCTCAAACAGGTTGTCTGCCATGTCCTTGATTGTCCGTTCAGACTGAACTACTACCGCCAGCAGGACTAAGCAGACCAGCCAGCGAGTTACAAATTCAAACATTGTTATCCTCCATCAAATCGTACCGATGCTCTGACAGCCTTGCAGCGTCCTGCAACCATGCGATTGCAAGCTGTTCCTTATCCATCAGCTCCACCTTTCTCTTAGCTCTTTTTCAATCTGTTTTGACTTTGCCGTGATGTAATCTGCGAACTCGTCAGGGGTCATGTCCTCTTCTTTGAACTGCCCGACCATCTACCAGTACCCG